ACGGCGCTATATCGCGATTACTTGATGGAGTTTGAGACGGCGGTGGGGCAAGACACCGCTGCGGCTAATTTATCGTTTGCGCCGCGACCGGGTACCGTGTTGATCGGCTACGACAATATTCCCGACAGCGGCTACGGCACGGGTAGCACCTAATGGCATCACCTGTTCGCAGGCGGTTGATTCAGCGCACGACGAACAATGTAGCGTCGTTGCCTGCTCCTGTGGGCGGCTGGAATGCGCGGGATGCGTTAGCCAACATGGCCCCAACGGATGCCGTGACGTTAGACAATTTATTCCCAGGCGTATCTAGCGTTAGTTTGCGTGGCGGGTGGGAGCCACACGCGACGGGAATCAGCGGGCAAGTTGAAACGCTGATGACATACAACGGTGGCGGCACAGACGAAATGTTTGCCATCGCACAGGGGTCAATTTTTGATGTGACCGCAGCGGGTGCGGTGGGAACAGCTGCCGTGACAGGGTTGACCGACTCTCGATGGGAGTACGTCAATATCACGACATCCGGCGGCAATTACTTATACGCTGCCAACGGCGTTGACAAGCCGTTGCTGTATGACGGCAGCACATGGACAGCCATTGACGGGTCATCCCTGCCTGCGATTACGGGCGTCACCACGACAGATTTGCATTGCCCGACGTTATTTAAAAATCGCATGTGGTTTATTGAGGCAGACACGTTAAAGGCGTGGTATTTGCCGACTGCATCCGTAGGTGGCGTGGCGAATGTTTTAGATTTGTCGTCGGTGGCTCGCATGGGCGGCAAGCTCATTGCGATGGCAACGTGGACGATTGACGCGGGTTACGGCGTTGACGATAACCTTGTGTTCGTCACCGACCAAGGCGAGATCATTGTTTATCGCGGCACTGACCCCTCTACGGCGGCAACGTGGGCGTTAATTGGCGTGTGGCAGGTAGGTTCGCCCATTTCGCGTCGATGCGTGACGAAATACGGCGGCGATTTATTGGTGCTGACGCTTGATGGGTTAATCCCGATGGCTTCGGCGTTGCAGTCGTCACGGCTTGATCCGCAGGTGGCGTTATCAGACAAAATCCAAGGGGCGTTTGCCGCCGCCACGCGCCAGTACAAAAGCAATTTTGGCTGGGCGTTGCTTTATAACCCGCTCAACAATGCGTTGATCGTTAACATTCCCGTGGGCGTTGGCATCCAACAGCAATTTGTGATGAACAACATCACCAAGGCGTGGTGTCGATTTACGGGTTGGGCGGCAAATAGTTGGACGTTACTTGAGGACACGCCCTATTTTGGCGGCGATGGCGTCGTGGCGAAGGCTTGGACAACGGGAAACACTGCAACCAGCTACGCCGACAATGGCACAGCCATCGCGACACGCGCTTTGCAGGCATTTAACTACTTTGAGACTCGCGGCGTGATTAAGTATTTCACGCGGGGTCGCCCAACCATTTACAGCAACGGGTTGCCGGCTATCAGCATTGGCGTCAACGTGGATTTTCAAACCGCCGACATTGTCGGGCCGTTGTCATTTTCGCCCACGGCTTACGGTTTGTGGGATGTTGGATTGTGGGATCAGGCGCTGTGGGGATCAGATACGGTAGTCAGCAACAATTTTGTGGGACTTCAGGGGATTGGGTATTGCGCTGCGGTGAATTTTAATAGCAGCAGCAAAAATCTAACGCTGGAGTGGGCATCCACTGACATTGTGTACCAACTCGGATGGGCTGGCGCATCGTAAACGGCCCCGAAGTGGGCTTTTGGGTGGTGAATCACACCGATGGGGCGTTTTGGCCCGAGAGATCGGTGGCGATTGGATTAGAACGCGACGGAGAGTTGGTCGCGGGAACGATATTTGAGAATTGGAATGGGCGTTCGGTGGTGTGTCATCTTGCGTGGCACCGCGTAACACCCACTTATATCGCGGCGATATACGATTATGCGTACAACGTCGCAAATGTTGATAAGATAATCGGGCCAATCAGTAGCAATCATACCCGAGCGCTTAAGTTGGTCAGCAAAATGGGCTTTTCCGAGGAAGCGCGCATAAAGAATGCCGCGCATGACTCTGGAGATATTGTTTTGATGACGCAGACACCAGAACGGTGTCGATATTTGGAGCCAAGGTATGGGCAAAAGATCACCGGCACCGCCGCCAGCACCTGATTACGCTACCCTAGCTGTCAAGCAGGGTGAGGCCAACTTGGCAGCCGCCAAGCAATCGGCCTATATGTCCAATCCCAACATCTACGGCCCTACAGGGTCGCAGGAAGTCACTTGGACAAAAACGCCGACCGTAGACACCGACGCCTACAACAAGGCGATGGAAAATTGGCGTCAGCAAACCATGAATCGGCCCGAAGCTTATATTCCCGAGCCGACGCAAGAACAATTTACTACGTTTATTGAACAGCCGACGATTCGGCAGACCATCAACCCTGATGCCGAGGCGGCATTACGCCAGCAGGAACTCGCGCAGTTTTACATGTCAAGAGCCGCAGCGGGTGCGGCATCAGGATTAGGTGACCTCGGTATTGCGTCAGCGTTTCGTCCAACGGGTATTCCTGATTTAGTGTATGGCGCAATCGGCCCATACGACGCAATTTCTCGCCCCACCAACATCACCAATTGGGGGCAGGCGCAAGCGTTGCAACAAGGTGCGGGTGGTGAAATACAAGGCCCTCCAACGGGCGCGTACACTCCGATGGGAGGCTACGGCATAGAGGCGTTACCGGGTCAGGTGACCGCAGGCCAACAAGCCGCAGCCAACGTTCCCGTGCAGGGGGCGATTATGGCCCCAGGATCGCAATACTACGGTGTTGCAGGTGCTGGCCCCGCAGCACCGACTGATTTAGGGCAACTGCAGGCGGGTCAATTTACCGCGCAAGGCGCACCCAGCGGTCAAGCGTTTGGCACCGCGCAAGGCGGCCCGTCATCGCCGCAATTGCAAGGTTTAAATTTAGCGGGCGTCGGCGGCGTGGGCCAAGGCGTTAACATCGGCGATTTCGGGTTCGCAGGCGGCGGCCCCAACGCCGGATTGTTTGGATTGGCAGGCGGCGGCCCTGCCGGTGTTCAGTTAGGCGGGTTGGATACGTCTAACCTGATGGGTATCCAAGGCGGCGTTGGTCAGTTTGGCCAAGCCCAAGGCGGCACCGTGGAAGGGCCACAATTAGGCCGTCTCAATACGTTCGGCGTGGGTCGAGTGCAGCGCGCACCGAGTCAAGGTGAATTCGGTTACGCCCAACAGTTTGTTGAAGGCCCAGAGCTTCAAGGTCAAATTGACGTTTCAAGTTTAGCTGCGGCACCGATTCAAGCCGGTACGACGGCGCAGCAAGCCATCATGTCGCGTTTGCAGCCGCAATTAATGGCAGAGCGTCAGCAACTTCAGACGCAGTTAATTAACCAAGGATTACGCCCTGGCGGCGAAGCGTTTAATGCAGCGCTGGCTGCACAGGCGCAAAAAGAAAATGATTTGATGCTGCAAGCTGCCGCACAAGGCATTGCGTTAGATCAGGCAGCGCGTCAGCAAGGTTTTGCAGAGCAGCAATCGCGAGCTATGTTTGCCAATCAAGCCGCGATGCAGGGTTTTGGGGCGGGCATGGAGCAGGCGGGGTTGTACAACGTGGGCCTCGGCCAAAACGTTCAGCAAGCCCTCGCCACGCAGGCTGCGGCAAACCAAGCCCAGCAGCAAGCATTTGGTCAGCGTCTTGCGGGCGCGGAGTTTGGACGCGAAAGCGAATTGGCGCGGTTTGGCGCGGGTATGCAAACCGAACAAGCCCGCAATCAAGCTATCGCGCAAAACACGCAGATGGCATTGCAATCAGGGCAGTTTGCGAACGAGGCACAAGCTCAACAATTTGCCCAACGTCTTGCCGCAGGAGAGTTTGGCAGAGAAGCGCAATTGGCATCGTTTCAGACCGGCCAGCAGGCGCAGCAGGCAATCAATCAAGCCATCGCGCAAAACTTTGCCCAAGCACAGGCCGCGCAGGAATTGCAAAACCAAGCGATTCAGCAAAACTTGCAAGGTGCGTTGACCGCCGAAGAAGCGCAGCGCGCTGCACAAGCGCAGCGGTTCGGTCAAGCGATGGGAGCTACCGAACTTGGCGCGCAACTCGCAGGACAACAATTTGGCATGGGCCAAGAAGCGGCTCAAGCGCAAAATCAAGCCATTGCCCAAAACTTCCAGCAAGCACTACAGGCGCAACAGGCGCAAAACGCCGCGTTGGCGCAGAATTATCAGCAGGCGTTGGGGGCGGGGCAGTTTAACCGCGAGGCGTTGTTGCAGCAGTTTGGCATGGGCCAATCGGCACAGGAATTGGCAAACCAAGCCATCGCGCAAAACTATCAGCAGTCACTTGCTCAAACCGAAGCGCAAAACCAAGCGTTGCAGCAGATTTTCGGGCAGGGCGTCACGCAGCAAGAACTGCAAAACGCAGCAGCAGCGCAAAACTTTCAGCAGCAATTGGCCGCGCAGCAAGCCAACTTGGCTCGACAGGCGCAACAGGCGGGTCAATCGCAGGAAGCCGCGCAGTTTTACAATCAAGCGCAAGCCCAAGCGTACCAGCAGGATTTGGCGCGTCAGGCTGCCGCAAACGCAGCCCAGCAGCAGCGCTTTGGGCAGCAAATGGACATACAGGCCGCGCAAAATGCGGCACTGGCGCAACGTCAGCAAACGGAATTGGATTACTTCAACACGCTGAATGCGGTGCAACAGCAGCAATACAATCAGGCATTGGCGCAAGCGGAATTCCGTAACACGGCAGCACAGCAAGCGTTGGCGCAGCAGGCCGCAATGCGATCCATGCCGGTCAACGAGATCAGCGCGTTGTTGTCAGGCGGGCAGGTCAGCGTGCCGCAATTCCAAGGCTATAGCGGCGTTACGGTTGCGCCACCGCCAATTTTCCAAGCGGGTCAGGCGGCGGGCAATTTCGCACAGCAAAACTATGCCAACCAAGTCGGCGCATACAACGCGCAAATGGGATTGCTCGGCGGGTTAGCGGGCGGGATTGGCGCAGCAGCGGCAGGCCCAGCGGGATTGTCTGGATTCTTCACGGGTTCAGATCGCCGCTTAAAGTCCAACATTGTTCGCGTCGGCACTCACCCGCTCGGCATTGGCGTATACGAATACGACATCGCCGGTCAGCGTCAGCGCGGCGTAATGGCAGACGAGGTTGAAACGGTGCTACCGGAGGCGGTTGTAACCCGTTCCGATGGCTACAAGATGGTCAACTACGGATTACTGTAGGAGCTAACTGATGAACGGATTTACACCAGACCGCCGACCGCAGCAGTTAGCGCAAATGCTAGCGGCCCAAGAGCGAAACCAAATGTTGACCGCACCGGCAGGACAACGCGACATGGGAATGCAGCAAATGCCAGGGCTAGGCTACGGTCAGGCCACGCCAAACGCCGCATCCGGCATGCCGCCGCAGGCGATGAATTTCAATGGCCCGATGACAACGATGCAGCCGGGGCTAGGCGTAAACCGCCCGCAGATGGGAATGCCGCGAATGTCACCGCAAGTGGGTGGCCCGCCAATGCGACAACGTATGCCATCGCCTGCTGGTATGACGACGCCACAAGGAGGCGGTTACCGAGGAGACTTTGACTATGGCCAGGAATGACCCTGTTCGTTACGTCAGCACGTTCCGAGCGCCGAGCGAGTACGAACGGCAGCTAGAGGAAGCGCGTCGGCGCGCGGCATTAGCGGAAACCCTCGCGCAGCAGCAGTATGAACCGCAGGAGGGTGTTGTTGCCCCCATCCCTCGCGCTGCACCGCTTGTAAAGGCGTTACAGGGCTTTATGACGGCCCGTGCAGGTAGACAGGCAAAGGAAGCCAAAGAAGCCGCAGAGAAGGCAGGACGCCGTGAGGCGGTGGATTACATCCGTTCTTTTGAACCCGAGCAGCGCAACGTAGGTATGGGTCAACTTGCCGCAATGGAAGCGCCAACGCCGATGATGGAGGATGGCCGCATTTCGTATGCGCCACCTAGCGCCGTTGCAGCGCCAAATCAACGCTTGATGCCCGCAATGGGGCCAGATGGTCAGCCTAATTTTAGCCAACAAATGCAAATGCAGGTGGGCGGCCCGCTAACAGAAGCGCAAAAGCGTGCGCGAGCGTTGGAAGGTTTGGAAAGCGCCAACCCAATGGTTCGCGCATATGCTGCGGATTTGATGAAACCGCCAGAGGCAGAGGAATTTTACGCACCAGTGGTAGGCGCAGAAGGTAACTACGTTCAATTTGGTAAGCGTGGCGGCACACGGGCTTCTGATGTTGCCGCCCCTGCGCCAAGTCCAGCAGCCGTTACCACCGCGACAATTATGAAAGACGGCAAACCAACCGTCATTGATGCACGAACAGGAACGGTAATTGGCGAAGGCGTTCCGCAACGAACACCAAGCGAGCCGCTAGTTTCAATCGCTGGCCCAGATGGCAAGCCGGTTTTTGTTCGACGCAGCGAAGCGGAAGGCAAAACTCCATATACCGCGCCGCCAAAAATGACTGCAAACGTAGTCACCGACATTGCTCAAGGCAAACGTGCTATTGCGGAATTTGATAACGCATCAAAAACAACGCAAGGATTTATTGACGATATCACCGACGGCAAACTTAATTTATACAAAGGGGCTGGGCTTGTTTATAGCAGCCAACGCGCTTTTGGCGGTGATGAAACGTTTGAGGAAGGGAAAGAGCCTGATTATGTGCGTTATTACGCTCTACAGCGTTTTGTTACCCAACAAGTTAACCGCATTTTGAATTTAGCCAAAGGCCCACAAACAGACCGCGACGCTGACCGAGCAGCAAGACAAATTTTGGACAATCCAGACAACGAACAAGTTGTTGTGTCAGCGTTGAAACGTTTAAAAGAAATTTGGGAAGAAGAATCAGGATTAAACAAAACATACATCAACGCACTACGAACGGAATTTGGGCAAGAGCCTGAATTTGTGGACGAAGATGATGACATCATTGATTTGCCGCCGAGGTAACAGCGATGCCAAAGTACCGAATTGAAGGGCAAGTTTACGAAGCGGCAAACGAAGATGAGGCGTATGCCAAGCATGATGCTGCAAAAGGGCGTCAGCCAAATGTTATGCCGTCGCCCCGTGAGCGTGAAGAAACAAACGCATTGCTCCAAGCGCTTGGCAAAACGGCTAGAGCAGCAGGCCCATATTTAGCGGCAGGTGCAGCGGGTGCAGCAGCTGGTGCGCCGATTGGTGGTGTTGGTGCAATCCCTGGCGCGATAGCCGGCATGACGGCGTATGGCCTTGGATCAACAGCCGCAGACATTGCGACCGGCGGCAGAGCATCGCAAGGCGTGGAAAATTTGATGACGCAGGCGGGTTTGCCAGAGCTTGAAACCGGCCCAGAGCGAGTTATGGCACAAGGACTGCGGGGCGCTTTGGGTGGATTTTCTGCGGCTCGGTCTGCAATGGCATTGCGCGATGCACAAGGCATGATCCCGCAAACGACTACCCAGCGCGTGATCGGCACAATGGCTGAACAGCCAACGGCGCAAACCGCTGCGGCAGGGTTAGCTGGCGGGGCATCGCAAGCGACCGCAGAACTTGGCGCGCCGCCTCTAGTTTCGCTTGGCGCGGGCATGGTAGCCGGCGGTCTTCCGTTCATGGGGCGCGGCACGCGACCGATGACCGACAGCCGATTGCGAGAGACTCCCTCAACACCTAATTTGCGTGATCGCCGGCCTGACGCTGCGCCGCAAGGCGTTAAACCAACAGGCATGCAAGGGATTGACGAATCGGTTAAAGAAATGCCGCCAAATGTGGTTCGGGCGCAGCACGCGGAACGATTGCAACGCTTTGGCATTCCAATTACCCCCGCACAAATGTCAGGCAATCCTGCTACACAAACAGCAGAAAGCGTAATGCGTTATTTGCCAACATCAGCCCCTCGGGCAGCGCGATTTTATGATGAACAAATGGCGGCTTTTACACGGTCAGTATTGCGTTACGCAGGTATTGACAGTGATCGCGCCACTCCGCAAGTGTTAGACGCGGCACAAAAGCGATTTGGGCAAATATACGATCAACTTGAAGCTAACACGGTATTTACCGGCCCCCGCGAGGATTTGCTGGATCGTTTAGCAACGATTGAGGCGAATTACGGAAAGGGTTTTTCTGGTGAAGCCCGTGAGGCTTTTAATATCTATCGCGACGATATTTTAAATTACCTTGCGGGAACGCCAAAACCAGGACAAACATTCCAGCGGCTATCAGAACAATTAAGCGAAGCCATTGGCAAAGCCTCTCGCGATACGGCTCCAAGCTCTCAACGCTATAACATGGCCCTGCAAGGGCTAAAAGACATGTTGTTTGATGTCATGGAGACAAACACGCCTCCGCAAGTTGCTCAAGCGTGGCGTGACACAAATCGACAATACGCAATTTTTAGCACGATTAAAAACGCGATGCGGGAAACGCGGCAAGAAACGTTAAACACGAATTACATTAACCCACGCAAACTTGCCAACCTGCAAGAAAAAGCACGGCGGCGTGAATGGATTATGGGTGATCCTAATGCGGATACGTTCACTAACCTAGTAAAGGCGGGTACGGCGCTTATTCCTGATCCCATTCCCAACAGCGGCACCGCGCAACGAATGTTTGCACAAGATATTTTACAGGGCGGTCAGCGAATGTTTGGCTCTCGCGATGTATCGCCATTGACAGGCGCGGCGGCGGTAGCAGGCGGCGGTGCAGTCGGCGGTGCGGTTGAACCCATTTCATTGCTTGGGGTGCCATACGTTGCCTCTAGGATGTACTACGGCGCTGGATCGCCTAGCGCGCAAGCGTCAATGACGGCGGCAGGTGCGCCGCCAATACAGTTCGCACCAGTTGGCGTGGCAGCAGGATTCCAAGCTCAAAAACCACGAACTCGGCGCGAGCGATTAGCTGATGAATTACGAAAGAGGTAATTAAGATGTCTTTTAACGGAAGCGGCACGTTCGTCATTAACTCGGCAGGCCAGCCTGTCGTCGCTAACACGGTTATCAGCGCAACGGTTTTTAACGCGCTGACTGCAGACTTGGCGACAGGCCTAACCAACTGCATCACGAAAGATGGTCAGTCCACGCCCACCGCTAACATTCCGATGGGCAACAATAAAATCACGGGTCTGGGGGCCGGCACTGCTGCGACCGATGCCGCTACGCTCGGGCAGGTGCAATCCACCGCCGCCAAACTGATTTCGGTCACAGGGACGGACACTATCAGCGGCACGATGTCGCCTGCGCTGACGGCCTATGCGGCAGGCCAGCTGTTCTATTTCATTGCCAACGCTGCGAACACCGGCGCGATGACGATCAACATTGACGGCCTCGGCGCGAAAAACATTACCCGCGACGGCTCTACCGCACTGGTGGCGGGCGATGTCAACTCGGGTGAGATTGTCGTCATTTGCTATGACGGCACGCGCTTCCAAATGATCAATGCCGCCAATAGTTTTGGCAACACGACGATTAACGGCACGCTCACGGTTACGGGCAAGTCAGACCTGCCCACCGTCTCAACAGCCTCTATAAACGCCGCTGTGGCCGTCGTAACGACGGGGACGGTGACCAATCTCACGGCTACCAGCGCGTCGGTTGCGAGCATGAATGCGGGTGTGGCGTTACTCACCACAGCCACGGTGACAACGCTGACCGCCACGGGCGCATCCATTGCTTCAGCCAACATTGGCAACCTTCAGTTTACGGCGGCGTCGATTGCCTCCATCAACGCAGGCGTGGCGGTTGTTACAAACCTAACGGCGACCAGTGCTTCCATCGCGTCAATGAATGGTTCGGTGGCAAGCATCACCACCGTCAACGCCACCACCGTCAACGCCACCACCGTCGAAGTCACGAACGTCAAGGCCAACGACGGCACGGCGGCGATCACGATTGCTGATAGCACTGGCGCGGTCACAGTCGGCGCAGGCGCAACCATCAACGGCGGCGCGGTGTTCAATGAAACCGGCGCGGATGTGGACTTTAGGATTGAGTCAGATACCAATGCCAATGCGTTCGTGCTGGATGGTGCGACGGGCAACGTCGGGATCGGCGGGACGGCGAGTGCGTTTGACAAAGTAACAGTAACGGGAACATTGCCAACGAATTCCGGAACTTCAATTGCATTTGCGGCAAGAGGCACAACGCCCGCCGGAACAACAGCGGATTATGTCGGCTTTAACAGCGTGTTTTCTACCGCTGCCGCTTCTTTTACAATGCTACGAAGCAGCGGGTTTTTCGCATCCCAAGGAACGCTTGGCGCTGGCTCTGCGGTAACAAGTCAATTCGGATACCGCGCAGATTCTTCCCTCACCGGCGCCACCAACAACTACGGTTTTTACTCCAACATCGCCAGCGGATCGGGTCGGTACAATTTCTTTGCGAACGGGAGTGCTGACAATTATTTCGCGGGGAATACTGGGATTGGCGGCACTTCCCAACGATCCCCCGCAACAAGATTAACCGTTGTTAATTCTTCAGCAACAGGCTCAAGCGCCGGTGTTGAAATTCGCTCATGGGGCGATGCTTTTAACTTATTGCAAACAGGCGCTTCATCTAGCCTTGTTGATAACGCCGCAATAATTTGGAACTCTTGGGCGGCATCGCCGATAGTGTTTGGAACGGCTGGTGGTTCTGGTGGCGCGTTCAATGAACGTATGCGTATCGACTCGGAGGGTCGCGTCGGGATCGGCGGGACGGCGGGGGCAGAGGTAAAGGTTCATGCTTTAGGAACTTACCCGACTAGCGGTGGATATACTCGCGTTTTTCGCGCAACAGGAACTATTCCTAGCGGAACAACATCATCCTCTGGTCTTTCGCATATTACGTTTCAATCTTTTGTTTCAACGCAAGCAGCCTCTTTTACAATGCCGGGTTTAGCGCATTTTCAATCAGAAGGCGTTACAATTGGCGCAGGGTCAACGGTTACAAATCAATACGGTTTCTCTGTTGCCTCTACCCTCACCGGAGCCACCAACAACTACGGCTTCTACAGCAACATCGCCTCTGGCGCTAACCGCTGGTCATTTTATAGTGCGGGGACGGCGCAGAATTATTTTGCGGGGAATACGGGTGTTGGGACGACAAATATTGGAAGTGTTAAATTTTCTGTTTTATCCAATGTGGCGGCGCAACCAACTGTTTTATCACTCGGACAAAATTACACAGGACTTGCGACAGATGCTCAATGGTACAACGCAAATAGTGTTACATCCAACACGCTAATCTCTAAACGAACTGACGGTGGATTATGGTTATACCAGTCCGGCGCCGACTATATTTCGGTTCACACCAACGCAAACGAAAGGATGCGTATCGACGCATCCGGTAACGTCGGGATTGGGACGAGTTCGCCTACTAACAAACTTCATGTTGTTGCAAATGCAACTGGAGGAGACGGCGCTATACGGGTAGAAGGGCAATATGGTTCCGGATATTTCGGGACGTTTGGAAGTTACCCGGCAATGATGTACGAAAGCAGTGGGTTAAAGCCCATTGTTGTATATGACACAAACAATAGCGCAACAATTCTATATACAAGCGCCACCGAACGGATGCGTATCGACACATCCGGCAACGTCGGGATCGGCGGGACGGCGGCGGCTGCAACTAAACTAAACATCCTCGGCACATTACCAACCAGCGGCACGGTATCGTTTGGTGTTGGTGTTACGGGAACCATTCCAAGCGGCTCAACAAGTGGCGGGTATGGTTTCTCTACTGGCTTAAACACAGAGGCGGCGAGTTTCACGTTAGGTGAGTTGCGTCATTTCAGTGCCTCGCAAGCAACGATTGGCGCTGGGTCAACCGTTACCAATCAATTTGGTTTTATTGCTGGCTCTAACCTCACCGGAGCCACCAACAACTTTGGCTTTTACTCCGACATCGCCTCTGGCTCTGGCCGCTGGAACCTGTACTGTGCGGGCAGTGCTTTAAATTACATGGCGGGTGCGTTATTAATTGGCGCTACTACGACCGGAAGTTATTTTGATGGCGTTTTAAACGCAGTAAGAACCACAGGCTCTGGGGCAGCGTGTTCCCTAAAACAAGAAACTGGATCATTAACATTTGTTCAAACAATTTGGAACAATGCCACAACAAGTGATAATGCGTTTGTTGCGTTTGTTACGGAAACATCGCCGACGGTTCGCGGCTCTATTGATTACGACCGTACTGGCGGCCTTGTTCGTTACAACACCACATCAGATTATCGCGCCAAAACCATTACAGGGCCAGTAACAAACTCTGGCAAGTTAGTAGATGCGCTGAAGGTGTACGTCGGCAAGATGAACGGAGCGACGGCAGAGCGTCAAATGTTGATTGCTCACGAAGCGCAAGAAGTTGCGCCGTATGCGGTTAGTGGCGAAAAGGATGCCGTGGACAAAGACGGCAACCCCGTCTACCAGCAGATTGACACCTCGTCACTTGTTCCACTACTCATCGCGGAAATTCAATCTTTGCGGCAACGTGTCGCTGAACTGGAGGCTAAATGATTGAACTAAAACTTACCGTCGAAGAAGTCAACGCGATTTTAGGCGTCCTCGGCGACCTACCCACAAAATCCGGTGCTTGGCCCTTGGTGCTGAAGATCAAGGAACAGGCCGAATCTCAATTACCAAAGGAGAAATCAGATGACACAGTTTGATTGGAAGATTACGCAGATCGAAGCCCAGAAGGTCGATGACCTCGACGATGTGGTCGTGACCGTATGCTTTGATATTAACGCCAGCGAAGACGGCTTAAAAGGCTTTGTGCAGGGCGACACCAAGCTATTGCCGCCGAACGCGCAGAGCTTTGTCGAGCTTGCCAACATCACCGAAGCGCAGGTCATTGCGTGGACGAAGGATGCGTTAGGCACTGACGGCGTGGCTCGCTTTGAAAACATGGCGCAGACGCAGATCGACAACCAGAAGGTTGAGCAGCCAAAGGTTGTGGCACTGCCGTGGAAGCCGGTCGAGGAAGAAGTAGCGGAGTAGTTATGGACTACCAAGTGGCGTTCAATATCGCAATCATGGTGGCTGCGGCGTTTGGCGGTTGGACACTGCGTTCGATCACTACAAGCCTAGAGAATCTTCAGCGCGACCATAAAGAAATGATGAATCAATTTGTGAGACGCGATGATTATCGTGATGCGTTGGAACGAATTGAATCCATCCTGACCCGCATCTGGGATAAGCTGGACGAAAAGGCAGATAAGTAATGGAGATGGGGGTCGTTGAGCTTCTTATCAAAGCATGGCCTATCCTGCTTGCCATCATTACGCTAATTATCGTATTAGCGAAACTGGATTTGCGGACGGCCGTTTTGGAGGACAAGATTAAAACCCTCTTTGAACTTTTTAATAAGAGAAGCGATAAATAATGTGGCAGCAACTCATTGGCCCCATTACAGGTCTTCTCGATAAGTTTATTGAGGACAAAGACCAAAAGGCGAAGCTCGCGCATGAACTCGCCACGATGTCAGAGCGTCACGCCCAAGAGATCGCGCAAGGCCAGATTGAGGTTAACAAGACAGAGGCCGCAAACCGCAGCACCTTTGTCGCAGGATGGAGGCCATTTATTGGTTGGACTTGTGGGGTTGCTTTGGCGTGGCACTTTGTGTTGTTTCCTGTCACCTCGTTTTTGGTGATCTTGAGTGGCGAGGACATTCCACCGCTCCCGACTTTTGACATGGACAGCCTAATGACAATTTTGCTTGGCATGCTAGGACTAGGTGGCCTGCGTACCTTTGAAAAGTTCAAGGGAGTGTCAAAGTAATGGACTGGAGACTTTATCCCAACTTTTCTGCCAAGGAGTTTGACTGCCAGCACTGCGGCAAAAACGAGATGCAGGACGACTTTTTAAGTCGCTTGCAGGCGCTGCGGATGAAGTACGGCAAGCCCATGCGGATAACGAGCGGCTATCGCTGCCCAGAGCATCCCATTGAGGCCAAGAAG